CCTACTGATTTATGTGAAGGGTTAGCTGTAGTTGTGGTAATATTGTGATCTAAGAAAGGACCATTAGTAAATTCAACTTCAGTGAGTGTCCAAGATGTATGACCTGTTCTGGATAACTTTCTCGGTGCATGATTAGGATGACAGATATACATCACATCCGCAGATTGAGCATATTTGAGTTCAAAGAGTTCTGCTTCTAAATAAGGTGTAGTAATTTCATAAACTCTATTCGCAACTCCTCCAGAAACATAAGCTGTAAAACCTGTACTATCAATATCGTTTCCATCTATATCTGTAAGTTCAAAATCGTTTGTTGTTTTGTTTGCAACTAAATATCTTTTACCATTAAGTTCTGTCATTCCTGTAACACCACTAATTAAGATTTCATCTCCATTATCAAAACCATGAGCAGTTGCTGTAATGACAACAGGATTAGCTTGAGTTGCTCCAGAGATCGTAACATTGCTTTCTAAGATCTGACCATTGTCTTTATAAAAACGAATGTACTGATCTCCAAATTCTAATATATACGTTTGTGTGGTTGAGAACTCAAAAGGAATGAGTCTTGTAGATTTAGAACTATCTTTAACATGTGATACAAATTGTGTTCCTGATCTTCTAGCTGCTGATCCATGAGGATAGATCACAAAGTTTTCTAACGTCTTACAAGCAGAAGTATATTTAGATAAATCATTACGACCATCTAATCGTGGTGAAAACTCTCCACCTGTAAAGTTTGTTAATTGTGCGGCAACTCTAGCCATATTTAAAACCTTGAGTTAATAAATGTACCTGCATCAATCACATCTGCCATGCCATTTTCTTGTACAGTATTCTGACCTTCAGTGGCATCTACAAATCTTGCTTCCTTTAATTTATCTTTAAATAAATTATACATATTTTGTGTCAGTGGATTTGATGATGTGACGGCATAAGCAATGTCAGCAGCGAGTGCTGCAGATAAAGTTTCTCTTAAGAGTTCATCGTATTCATTAGGATCTGTAATTCGTGCAACATATAAAAGTTTCATAGAAGAATTGTTCGTTACAATTTTTCTTCCTTCAACTTTGTAATCTGAATCGTAATCTAAAATTCTTAAAACTCGTAAGCAATCTGATGGGAGAGTATACTGGTAGGAAAATCCCCATGCTGGGGTTGCAGTATCTGCTGGAAGTTGAACTCGTTTTTGTAAACAATTCCAAGGGTGAGATCTGAATACTGAATCTCGTACTTGAGTGTATCGTGCATTACATAGTCTTGCATTTTTAGAATCTTCAGTCAATGAAAGAATCGTTGATGCACCCAGTTGGTTTAAAGCTCCGTTACAAATATCAACAACTGATGCCATACTTTTTATAAATCTCCTCTTGGGTTAGACCTTGCTCATCTTTTTTTTGTTTGGTTCTACTATTAATATCTTTTTCATCAATAATTTCAACCAAAGCATATCTGTATACCCTAGTATCGTCTTGCCATTGAAAATGCAATAACTGTTTAGGTTCTTTGTATAAACCTAGATTTCTAGGATCAAAGTCATTCTTTGTCATGTTTGAGGATATATTTGCGTCTTAGTTTTCTAGGATGAGTAAGCTGTTGCCAGATCTCATCATCCGTTCTGCATTCTTTAATATTAAATCCATGATGTGCTTTGGATGTATGTTTAAAGCGATCTACAAGCACATACCTGTAAACATAGTCGCCTTTTTTTAAATGAATAAATGTTTCTAGTTTTTTAGTTGTTTTCATAAACCAAGGGGAGGTGTTGCCACCTCCCCAGAGTTAAACTGATTAGTTTACAATGTATTGAATGTTGAATGACACTGTACCCGCAGTACCACCTTCAGCTGCCATAGTTGCAGCGATGTAGTAATATCCGCCAGGATCTGAACTGTCTCCAGCCATTTCCCATACTTTTTGACCTGCTGTATCAATGTTAGCAGCTTCAAATCGTACATCTGTCATTGCAGCTTCGTCAGCTACAGCGGATGCGAAAAAGTCCTCATCCTTAACTGTACCTGTGTCAGTGTAGATTCCTACATTGAAAGTACACGAACCGCCAAGTGTGTCTGATCCAATAAATAATTGAGATACAGTCGCATTACTTGGGATTGGTGCTAACATAACAATGTCGTTATCGTTACTGTCTCCAGCCGCTAGTTCTATTGTTCCCTGAGCTACACGCACAACGCCATGTAGGTTAGCAGGTTCATTAGCAACTTGAGGGGATGCCTCAAAGTTAGTTACTAATGTAGAGTTTTTAGTACCCATAATATTAGCCTCCTATTACGCTTCGTGAGCTTGGATTTCAACTACCTTCTCTTCTTCCATTCTAGTCGCACCGAAAGACGCACAGTAGTAAACTTGAGTTGCATAACCTTTGTCAGCTCTCTCGTCTATTCTTGCTGTTACATCTTTTCCTACGCCAAGACCAATTCCGTCCATAGCATAAGCGATACACTTTCTTTTTGAAGAAGCGATTGATAGTCTGTTTGACACAATAAAGTTAAAGCCTAGGAAAGTATTAATCTCTCCATTAGCTAATGCTTTGACTGTGTTGAAGTCACTTGAAGTCACTTCAGTTGTACCTAATAAATCAGTGATTTGTCTAGGCGACACAATGATGAACCTTGCGATTGACGGGTCAACGCTGTTTAAGTCTAAGATCTCTTTTGCAGTTCTTAACTTAGCGATTGTTAAACCATCAGTTCCACTTTCAGTTATCTTCTGATCAGAAGGTAACGGAGTTGAAGTAGAACCCGTTTCACCAGTAAATGACGTACCTAACGCCGCACTGATTATTTCATCATCCATTGCTCTTCCCATAGCATAAGCTGCAGCTTGAGCATAAGATGAAGTTGGATCAATTAAAAGTCTCACTTTGTCTTGATCGTCAATTAGGTCAGCGAATTCATAATCCACAAGAGATACTCTTCTTCTCGCATGAGGAGTGTCAATTTGTGGAGTATCGCCGTGTCTGCTTGTTCTTTTCACAGCGGTTACTGAACCTACTTGATCAAAGAAAGCATTCTTACCTACGACACTTTCAAGACGAACTTTGTCTCTTAATAACGATCCCATTTGTTGAGATAGCATTTGTACGTTAGCTGAATACTGCTGTACAAAAGCTGTTGTTACTTGATTAGACATATTTGTCTCTCCATTTGTTAAAGTTAAATTAACTCACACCCTGTAAGTTAATAAATAAAACAGAGAGGTTCTCCGTCAGAATTGACAGGCATCTCTTGCATTTAAAGTCTGTTAGACTGTAGTCTATTCCTTACTGTCAGAAAGGTCCGTTTTACGGATTGTCTTTCTTTTGTTAGACGAACTTTTATTCGTCTTACAAATCCATGTATAGTATTCGTCTGCGATTGGCAAGGGATTAGCTTTCTGAAATTCAGTGCCATTCTCCTTAACCAATCGTAAGACTTCTAATCTAAGTTCTTTTTCTGATAGATTATTATTTTCCGCCATGTAACATTTCTCTCATGGTATAAACTTGTTGTACCATTTTGCTATGATCTGGGTGGGTTTTATTCCAATAAGGTCCTGATCTATCATTTACAATCTTAGAGATTTCTGTCTCTAAATCTCTGCCTTGATCAACTGTTTCTGATTCTGGTGTTGCCATTTTATCTTCAGATAAAAGTCCAGCAATCTTAGTAAAACCTTTAATCACGTCAGGATGATCTCCAAGTCGTGTACCATCTTTAAGTTGCATATCTAATACATCACCTGACATATTGGCTTTTGCAACTGAAGCGGCTTTGGTAATATTAGACTCATACTGTTTACCCCACTCTTGCCTTAGTTGTTGTTCAGCTTGAGCTTGAGCGGTTTCTGTATCAACTTTAAGTTGTTGCACAGAATTTTCAGAGTTCTGTTTATAGAAATCTAAAATAGCTTGTGCTTGTTTTTCATTCAAACCTGTTTTGTGTGCCACTTCTGCAAATGATTTAATTGCTTGTTCATCTACAGGAGCAACTTCAGATTTAAAATCTAGTTTATACTTATCAGGAGATTCAGGTCGTCCTAATTTAGAATACACTTCCTCCCACTGATCATTCGTAGAATTATTGTTAGGTACAGCAATCTTATCTGAACCAATCATCTTGGTTGCATTAATGTAAGACTTAGCAAGAGCATCAATCTCTGTAAACTTAGAAATGTTTGGATCGTTTCTAAATTCTTCAGAAATGGTTTCTTTCCAAGACTTTGCGGTTTGGACTGTGTTATCTGTAGTTGATGATACTAATGTATCTTTAGTTTCTGTAGATGTTGTTTCTTGTGGTGTTGTCTCTACAGGCGAAGAATTACTCTCCGTTATCTGCTCGTTTGACATTTTCATTTTCCTTTTGCAGCATTGATTTAATAAATAGAAGAACGCTGCGTTGTCCTTCCATATATGCACTCTCATGGCTATCGCCTTTGACATTCGTTGTAGACATGAAGTGACATCGCTTTTCAAGATCATCCATGACAAGTTTGCCTTGGTCTGATCCAAAAACTATTTTATATATTTCTTTTAACTTCTTTATTTCGTTTATCATTATTCAGCGTTAGCTAAAGCCTTTGCCTCTTCGGGTAATGCCTTAGCAAGTGGTGCTACCTTTCCTCCAGCTTCAGCAGCTTGTTGTATCATTTGCATTTGTTGCATCTGCTCTTGCTGTTGTTGTTTTTGTTGTCTCTCCGCATTGACTTGAGACTGTGGTTTTAAAACTTTTTGTGGAACACCGACAATATCCATGAGGTGTTTAACGAGTTTATCAAAATTAACATAATCAAATACAGGAGCAACATTCGCTAGACTTCCCATGATTTCAATTCCTCGCATGATAGATTGTAACTCTGTAGATTTTTGAGCTTTGGCAAGAGGTGAAACATATTCAATTTCAACATCTTTACCTGCTAAAAATTCTGGTGCAGGTCTAAATAAATTATTTCTTAAACAAATATTAAACGCTCTATCAATAAGCGGTTTGAGTAATTCAGATTGTAATCTTCCTAATACAGGTCCTAGGAGTCTCATCTTCTCTTCGTTTCTTTGGATGACTTCTGTTGCTGTCATTTGTGGACCTTGTTGCATCATCAACTGATTGACATAGAACGCATTACGAATGGCATTACGTCTTTGTTCTTCCATATTTAAACCTAGTGGATTGTTTGCACCAATGTTTAAAGGTTCAATTCTATCTCTTGTACCTGATCTATAAAAATTAAGTCCACCAGGAACTGTTCTTACAGGTAACATAAATCCATCGTCAGGGACTAGCAAAGGTGGATCAACTTGTTTCTGTGCGGCTTTAATCGTAGTCTTAGACATTTCATTCAACATCTTCACATCAGGAAGTGCAGTCATCGCTGGTGATCTTCCATAGATTTCATGTGATGCTTTTAAATATCTTGGGACAACAAAAGGAAATTCTCTGAATCCTGATACGGATAACTCTTCTCCTTTAGCTGTCATGTAAACAGATTCAAATGGCATATTCTTTTGATCTTGTTTTCTGACATCAAAGTCTGCTCTTGGATAAACCGCATGAAGGATATCTACTTCTTCGTATGGATCTTTTTTATTTAAAACTTCAAAGCTAGGACTTGTTCCAAACTTTTGAATAGCCGCTCTTACTGAAAGTTTAAATTTTCTAAAGACCGTATCAATTCTACCTTTATCATTTTCAGCAATAAAGATTTCATTAATGTGTCGTGTTGAGAATTTTAAAATATCTTCTTCATCTTCTTCAATGAACATGGCAGCTGTACCAAAGGTAATGAGGTCGTGATATAATTCAAAAATTTCTTGTTGGAAGTTAGAACGATTGAATGCCGTATACATCGTTTCCGTTGCAGACTCTAACCATTCTTTCGCTTCATCTTCAAAATCCATATCCTCTTCTTTAAATCTTAAAGAGAACCAAGGGGTAGAAGGGTTGGTTAGCATTCCATGTAAAGATGCTGCTAAAAGTTCTACCGCTTGTAAAGGGGATGAATCAAAAATTAGTTCTGTTCGTTTATCACCTTTAGATCTTAACTTAGTGACATCTGCTTTTCTTGGCATCATGTAATCTGCTACTTCTTGCCAGTGTGTTTCCCAGTTTTGTCTTTGGGATTTTAAACGATCATATCGTTTGAGTAATGCTTTGGTTAAATCTGTTGTTGCCATTTACCCGCCTAATAAACTTTTCTTACCTAAAGTTGTTTCACCTTCTACTCCCATTGTTGAAGTTAGAATGGTTGCTGATCTTCCTCTTCGTCTTGCTCTTTGAGCTTCTGTTAAACCTTGTTCCTCTGTTGCTGTTGCTTGAGAAACTTCTGCTTGTGTTGGTGCAGGAGCTGGTTGAGGAGGTGGTGGTGGTGCTTTAGGTTTTGATATTACGCCTCCCATATTATTCTCCTAATAATGTTTTCTTTTGTATTGTTGCTTCTTCTTCAACACCCAATGGTCCTGTAAGGATTGTAGATTTTCTTCCTTTTCTTCTACGTTCCATTGCCGCTTGTTCTGACGCTATTCTTGCTTTCTCCTCATCTGATACCTCAGGAGGTTCTGGCAAAGGTTGCACAGGTGGTGGTGCAGGCATTTTTGGACTAAATAAACTTCCCATAATAATATTTATAAAATGTTATAACTATTATCCGCTACCACTTGCGGTGCGGTTTGTCTAGTGTTTAGTTCTTGTAATCCAACAGCTAGATAT